ACCCAACATTTACGACCGGTAAAGTCCTTAAGCGTTCTCTCGGATCCGCATTTCTGCCACTTCTCGACGTTAATAAACTGATCGTCCGTATTCTGAACCCACATATTAAGGGACTTAGTAAGGAAATCTCGTAACTCCGATCCTCCCATATCCCGGGCGGTCTGAGCGTCGGTTCTAAGTACCTCCAATTTTTCGGGATCCAGGCATAAAAACGGATTAGCTTTGATCCAGTTTTTTTCGTCCCAAATATCGTCGGTAGGATCGAGACAATAAATATCGATAAAAAAATCCTCGGCGGTCGTGATCCCGCGGAGGACTTTAATACAATAGTCGTCCATTTCCTTACAAAACGAGTTAAGTTTATCGCCTCGAGTCGTAATCATGGATACTAAAGTTTCCGGTAAGGCTCGCGTACCATTGTAGAGAGCCTTATAGATTTTATTGTCTTTATGCTGGTGTAATTCGTCGATTGAGGAAAAGATCGAGCGGAAACCGTCGTCTAATCCCGCCTCTTTCGATAAAGCCTCGATAGTACAATTTGTATAGACCGCCTCGATACCGGACTTATAATCCTTTACGGAAAAATAGCCGTAGCGATCTTTACTCGGATTATATTCCATTTCGGGATCAATGGTAATAAACTTACTCATTTCCTCCCAGGCGAGGCGCGCTTGTCGTTTCTTTGTTGCTACCGTAAACAGTTTACCGTGATTATATCCGCTAAAACCTCCGACGTAGGTACCCATAATACCGTTTTCGAACGTTTTACCGTTCTGTCTCGCCATACATTTATAGCGCCTACGGAATCGCCTTTTATCGTTCGATACCTTAAACCAACCGAACGTACACCCGAGATCGAAAGCCTGGGCGCCGATCAGTGATACCGGTCTAGGGTTATCGCCCTCGGCTATGGTAAGAGTCTCGGCGTAATCGATAACCTCCATAGCTCGAGCGGGATCGTAATAATAGGGAAAAGCCTCGGTACGTTGTTTTTTGAGGTCGTTTAAATGACGCTTACAAGCGAGAACGTGTAACTCGCCCGCTATAACCTCCCCGGATACGACCTTACTCGCGTACTCGGTAACCCTATCCCATACGGGAGCGTAACCTTTACTCATTGCCCGCGCGTTTTTCGAACCGGGCGAATTTATTTTCTTTCTTTACTTCCTTATTAGCCTCCGGGACTACTAATTTACACCGGCTCGAAATAGAAAGACCGAGGTCGTTCGCGCTTGCTCTACATTGTTTAAACAATTTATCCTGGATCTTGATCCACTTTTCAAAAGCGTAAGGATTATTCTTAACCTCCGGCTTTCGCATTTGCTTAACCGCGTTTTCGTACATATCCTTAGCCGTGATAAATCGCCCGAGCGCGTCTACGTCGGTCTCTCCCATGATTTTTAATTTTTGGAGCTGACCGGAATACCGGTAAAACTCCTCTTTCTGCTTTTTTGTTAAATAAGCCGGAGCGGTAATATTATCCGTTACCGGCTTAATCTCCGACTCGAGTCTCGCTTTTATCTCTGCTTTAGTAAGATTTTTCTTACCGTTCGCCATTAAAAGCTCGACCGGTTGCCTTTGACCGCTCATACTACCGCCTCCTTTGTAATACTTATACGGTCTTATTTACTATAAATTTACTCGGTTACTACTTCCCAACCCGCCGGATATTCGTCCGGAGAGTAAGTATTCCCGTTAATTAAGGATCTAAGTAAGATCCCGTTATAATCCACGATATCGCCGATATTATACGCGTCGTGAGCGCCCGTAGGTCTGCTCCATACCGGATATCCCTCCTCGGTTAAACCGATCGCAACATAAAGAGCGGGAGTAGTATCCGGAATCCAATCGGTTTGTGAGGTATGGTCTTGTACTACGCGGTATAATTGAGGATCTCCGACGTTGTTTTCTCCGTAACTGAAAAGATCATTTACTTTGTAGTCCTTGCCGACCTCATACTTTGGATATAAGGTAGCGACCTCCATAGCCTCGTTATCGCTTAGAGAACGGACAAATAACTGTAACGCTCGTCTTAACTGTTCCGCGACTTGTAAATTATTCATAGCTTACCCCTCCAATCCCAAAAGCGCGCCTACGATCTCGTTAAGCTCTTTATTTTTACGAGTAAGCTCCTCGATCTGTTCGCTCTCGGTAAGATTTCTCTCGATCACATTACCCAGGGAGTCGTAAAATACTCCGTCTCGGTAAGTATCCCCGATCGATACCGGGTAAAGAGTGGTATCGATAGCAAGCGCGGACTCGCCAAATTCACACCGGGCAATCCTGGAGGCGATCTCGTAGCTCTTACAAACGATCACGTTAGCGACTACGTAAGTCGGACTCTCCTCGATTTCCTCCGGATCTTCTGTAATTTCTTCCGCCGGTTCCGCCTGGGACTCGCTTTCGGAATTCTCCTCGATAGGTTCCTCGGACTCGATTACCTCGGAGGTAATTTCCTCGGATACGATTTCCGACTCACTCGAGGACACCGACTCGCTATTTTCCTCGGAGGAGCTTACTTCGGAATTTTCTTCCGAGGTACTTTCCTCGATCGGAAGATCCTCGACCGGAGTCTCGATAACCGGATCGATCTTTTTCTTTAAAATACTAAAAATCTGATTACAATACATAAACCAACCTCCTAAATCTCGCGCTCTTTCCACCGGATAATAACGACACCGGATCCACCGTAACGATTAACCGTTCCGTTAGAGTTGATATCGCTACCGATAGCCACGTTAGCACCGTCCCCGCTATTAGGGAGAGCGCTATCGAAATTGCCGGCGCCGTCTCCGCCGTTCGCGTAGAGTGTACCGGTACTCTCCTCGAAAGCGCGAGTCGTGTATCCTTGTCCGGATCCACCGGTTACGGTAGAATAACCCGGATCTCCGTCTCCGCCGTCCACGCCTCCGTTATATGACAAGTTCATAACGTCCTCGTTTTCATAACCACCGCCACAACCTCCGGAACCCCCGTCTCCCCCGTTACCACCGTAAGGACTTTCTCGGAGCGCTTTACCGCCTCCGCAACCTCCGCCCGCGGTACAAAGAGTTTCTGTACCTCTTTTTACTGAGGTAGTACCTCCGGAGCCTCCGTCCGCAACGCCATCGATAGTTCCGTAAGTTGTTGTACCATCGTATACATTTCGATATCGATAGTACGACTTTCCGGTTCTCCCACCCGCTCCTATTGTTACGGTTAAGATTTCTCCAGGTGTTACCGGAACGTCTAACTCGGTAGAAGTATAACCCGCGCCTCCACCTCCGCCGTAGGCTCGAATAAAATTACTATAGGAGGGTAGGATATCGATTTCGTCTGCCCAACCGCCGGCGCCTCCTCCTCCACCTACACAAAAGATATCTACGAGAGTAACTCCGCTCGGGATAGTAATAACTCCGGACTCGGTTACGATCATTTCGCCCGCCTCGGTACCGGACCAGGATAAACAAGTTTTACCGTTCTTTACTACGTAGGCTTTACGACCTTTATACGTGAGGTTTCCTTTTACGAGATAGGCTTTTTTTCCGTTACACGCTTTACCGTTTTTCGAAACATAACCTCGAGCCATAACTATTCCTCCTCGTAAACAAATAAAACGGTACCGTCCGCATAAGTAACACTCGCTCCGACTCCTGGATCTACGTTAACCGGTACGATCGGAGAGGAGTTTCCAGTGTGGAGGATATCGCCTTTCTGATAAATGTGAGCATTTCCATTTTTAAAACCGATATATCCTTTCGGTGTACTGCCAACCAAATAACCGATATAGGTTTCGTCATAACCCGAGTTAGCATTTACGTGTAACGGTGTATCGCTAATACCATTTATCGATAGATTTCCGTTAAGGCTACCTCCGCTCTTAGGCATAGCATAATCGCCTACGTTGCCCTCATGGAGTAAATATCTTAAAGAGGAAGTAGCACCGTCTATATAAACTGGTTTATCCCAATAAAATCCCAAATAGCCGAGTAAACCGTCTTTACTGTTAAAATTCACATAGCAACTTTCAGCGGTAAGTGAATTTTTTATTCCAAAAGGGTGCGGTGTCTGTGCTTCTACAATTCCTCCCCCACTCAAAGGCAGATAATTCGCAAGGTCTGCGGTGGTGGCAATGTCGCCAACACCAAAAATGTGTGCTTTTCCGTATTTAAATCCTATCCACCCGACATTAGCACCGTGTTTCTGATACCCTATATACACCTCGTCATTAATGTGCGTGCTATTTACCG